TTTAGTGCTACTCAAACAACTCGTTCTGGTTATACTAATTCAGATCCTGGATTAGAAGATACATCTGAATCATTTGGTTTACCAGCTACAGCTGACTTTATGATTGCTTTAATATCTACTGAAGAGTTAGCAGACTTAGATCAGATGATGGTTAAACAACTTAAGAATAGATATAATGATCCTACAATGTACAAACGATTTGTAATAGGTGTTGATAGAGCTAGAATGAAACTCTATGATACAGAATCGAGTGCACAAGCTGATGTAATGGATGGACCTGCTTCTCAACAGAATCTCAAAAAGGAAATAAATAGAAAGGACTTTTCTAAACTTTTTGAGTAAATAATATGGATCAACTTAAAGCAGAATTAATCGATCGATTAAAAGATGCTGGTCTTGAAAATATAAATCTCCAACATTCAAAAGCTGCACGAAAAACTATTGTTGCTATGGAAGGTACGAGAAATCGTGCTGATAGAAACAATATTATGGCTAGAATTGTAAAAAAATTACAATTAGGTTCTTATGTAAAAATTGGTGGAGGTGGTGAAGATTTAAACTCTATTGAATTTAAAGACAGTGGTTTTGAAGGTTTTGTAGTTTTACTAAAACCAGCTGGTATAAATTTAAGTACTGCTGAAGCAGAAACTTTACAAGCATATTTCGTAATAGAAAAATTTAACAATCCTACTACAAGATACACATTTGAAAATTTTAATTTGTACAACAGGATGCAATTCAATACTTCAATTAATTTACCAATGTTATTAGAAAAAGCAAATGCAACTTGGTTGAACAGTTCTAAATTAGGAGCAGAAGCACTTTATAAATTTATAAAAGGAAGACATAAAGATTATATTGTTTGTCATCCTAGTAAAGGTAAATCACGTTTTTATAAAAGTTTATATGATAGCGCTAAATTCTTAAAAGAAAAAGTAGGTCAAAAAACTATGCAATTGGATAAATGGAATCCAGGTGATATTTGGTTGGTGCATCAAAGATTTATTGGACATGATTTTAAACAATATAAAGACATTACTTCGTTAAATGCATTTTTATTAGATCAATATAAAAAACAAAACATTATAGGTGTTTCATTGAAGTTGTTAGTTAGAACTCCTATTATGGAAACAAACAATGACGATCAACAAAGACCATTAGAAGTTAAATTTTCAAGATTAGAATCTGGTACAGATTTTTTAGAAAATAATAAAGGGATTGTAATTTATAACAATAATAAAAAAATGGATTTTAGATCATTCATTACAGCTAGTAATGAAAATATTCTAGGTGAAATTCAAGGAGTAACTGCTCAAGGTGGTAAAATAGGTCATGGAGGTTTAATTAATGTTTTTGGTAAAATTTTTACACATAATAAAGATCTGTTAAGAAAATATGATTCAATGAAAGATAAAACTGAAATTGGAACTGATATTTTTAATAGAACACAGAAAATAAAAAATAGTCTTCGATTATCTACTAAATACAAAAATGCAGATGATTATATTGCATACTTAGAAAAAAGAAATGATATTAGATCTGGTTGGTTGATATCTAAATTTCAAGTTATTGAAATGTTCGAACAACTTAGTAAGTTGATGATTAATAGAAAAAAATTAGACGATAAGTTATTAGAAATAGTTGCTTATGCAGCAAGTCGAACAGACATAAGTTCGGTGTTTTTAAAGATGTATAATTAATGTTGACTTTTTAAATAATTAAGGTATAATAGAAATATGGAGAATGAAGCAAAACTTAAACATTTAGAACATGCTGAAGATCATGTTATTCATGCTGGTCGAGAAGGCTTTGTTCATGCACATCAAAACCTTACTGATCTTCACGATCAAATGAAAGGTAGAAAAAACAATACTTCAATTACTACAAAGTATGATGGTTCTCCATCTATAGTATTTGGACATCATCCAGAGAATGGAAAGTTCTTTGTTGGATCAAAATCTGTATTCAACAAGACTCCAAAAGTGAATTACAGCCATGAAGATATAGAAAAGAATCATGGACATGCTCCTGGTTTAGTTTCTAAACTTAAACTTGCATTAGATCATTTACATAAAGTAACACCAAAAGGAAAAATATATCAAGGTGATTTAATGCATTCAGGTATTAAGTCTAATTCAAACAAAGAAGGAGATGTGGAAGAAAAAGATGGCAAACTTCATTTTAAGCCTAATACCATTAGTTATAGTACTCATCATAATTCTGTTGAAGGAAGTAAAGTCAAAGAATCGAAAATAGGAGTTGTTCCTCATACAGAGTATACAGGAAAGAGTTTTGAAAGTTTAAAAGCAACATATAATGCTGATGTATCTAAAATGAATAATCATAATGATGTTCATGTTATTTCACCTCACCATGATATGAAGAAAGTAAAATATTCTGAACAAGATCAAAGGGAATTTTCTAATCATATGAATAAAGCAAATAATGTTTTGAAGAAGGCTGGTGATTTTCATTCAGCAATTAATGATCATGCAGTTCACTTAAAAACTTACATTAACAAAACAGTAAGAAATGAAACTAAACCAACATTAGCAGGTTATAAAGAACATCTAACTAATCATTACAACAAAAAAATTGAAGGTGTAAAAACTCAAAAGTCTAAAGATGCTAAACAAAATGAATTAGATAATCATCATGCACATATAGATTCAAATACTAATCATTTTAATAATACATTAGAAATGCATAAACATTTACAGAATGCTAAGAATGTTCTTGTGAAAGCATTATCTACTCATACAGGTGCTTTTGATACGCATATAGAAGGTAAACCATCTAAACCAGAAGGATTTGTTACTGTAAAGAACAATAGACCAACTAAAATAGTCGATAGAGAGGAATTTAGTAGAGCTAACTTTGCAAGACAAAAATAGATAAATAATAGTTTAAACGGGATAAGCCCAAGGGAAACTCCATGAAAACATTAGAGAAATATTTAAGAGAAGATAAAAAAACTACAGGTGTAATGGCCTTCGGAAGATTCAATCCGCCTACAACAGGTCATCATCAACTAATAAAAAAAGTTGAATCTACAGCTAAACAGCATAATGGAACACCACATATCATTGCTTCTCATTCTGAAGGTTCTGCAAAGAACCCATTACCACAAAAAAAGAAGATTGGATATCTTAAGAAGTTAACTCAACACTCTAGCTCTGTTCATGGATCATCTAAACAAGAACCAACAATATTACATCATGCTGCTAGATTAAACAAGCACCATGATCATTTAGTAGTGGTTGCTGGAAGTGATAGACAAAAAGAATATCACGATTTATTACACAAATATAATAATAAAGCAATGAGACATGGTCATTATAACTACAAATCAATTAAAGTAGTTTCATCTGGACAAAGAGATCCAGATTCAGAAGGCACTACAGGAATATCAGGAACCAAGATGAGAGATCATGCAAGGTCTGGTAATCATGTTGAATTTAAAAAAGGTTTACCAAAACAATTACACCCACATGCTAAAGAAATGATTAATCATATCAAGTCAATAAAAGAAGAGATGAATATGGAAGAATACTTAGACGAAAAGAAAAAAGCTAAAAAATTAGATGTTGATGATATAACAGATAAAGAGTTAGATAAATTTGTTGATCAAGAAAAAGATACTCTTAAAGAATATGATGATATGGAAGATGTTGAATTAGAAGAAGAGGAAGCACCTTTAAGTTTTACACAAAGACTTAGAAGATCAAGAATTATGAAGAGACTTGCTCCTAGATTAAAAAGACAGAGGGCAATTAAAAAATTTAGACTAGCTGATCCAAAACGATTAGAACAAAGAGCTAGAAAAATGGCTATCAAGTTTTTAAGAAAAAGAGTAGCTGGTAAAAGAGGTGAAAAGTACCAAACATTATCTATTTCAGATAAAATGGCAGTTGATAGATTGATCCAAAAGAAATTACCTCTTGTTGCTAAAATAGCTAAAAGATTAATGCCAAGAATTAGAAAAGCTGAGATAGAAAGATTAAAGAAAGCTAGATCACAAAGAAATGAAAATTATCATTTATTTAATATGATAGAAAAAATGTCTGCACCTCAGGATAAAGATATCGCAGATAGAAAAGGAACACAACCAGCAAAGTATCATAAAGGTTTAGCACCATCAACAAAAGCAGCTAGAGATGCTCAGTTTAAGAAACAATCTAAAATGGATGATAATAATCCAGCTGCATACAAGCCAGCACCAGGTGATGCTACTGCTAAAACCAAACCTTCAAAATATACTAAAATGTATAAAGATATGTTTGGAGAGAAGGCAGCAGTAGATGCAGCTAAAGCTCAAATTAAAAAAGAAAAAGAAGCAGATAAAATCAAACATGATAAGATGCTTGATAGAGCTAGATTACAAGATGTTAGATCAACTAATAGACAAACAAATCCTAAAGAGGAATTTGAACTTACAGAAAAGTCAATGGAAGCATTAAAAAAGAAAGCTGCTAAATCTGGCTATTCATATTCTACATTAAAGAAAGTATATGATAGAGGTGTTGCTGCTTGGAGAACAGGACATAGACCAGGTACTACTCCACAACAATGGGGTTACGGTAGAGTAAATGCTTTTATAGCTAAAAGAAAAAAAGGAACATTGAATCACGATAAGGATTTAGCAAATGAGTATATACCTGAACAAGCTCAACAAAATTATAATACTCCAGCTGCAGATCACAAAGCTGATAAGATTTATCCATATCAAGCTGCAATAAAAGACTTAGATCTAAACACTAAAAATAGAAATAAGACTATAAAAGAATACGATTATGGTCCAGCTAATCCAGAATCAGTAGAACATACTAAAATGTATTGGGAAAAAAAAGCTGACTTGTGGGGTTGCTCAGTTGAAATGGTTAAAACAATGAGATGTATGAATTGTGCAGCTTTTGATCAAAAACCTCAAACATTAAAATTAATGGCAGATGGTATTGGACCAGATGGAGCTAAAATTGTTAAAAATGCAAATTTAGGTTTTTGTGAATTATTTGAATTTAAATGTGCAGGAAATAGAACTTGTGATGCATGGATAGGTGGAGGTCCTTTAAAGGAATCTAAAGCACCTGTTATTGGTGGTGTTAAAATGAAGAAGCTAGGAACCGGTAAAAAAGGGTCTTATAAAGAGTTAGTAAAAAGACATTTAGGTGCTAAAGCTGCAGAAAAAGTGACTAAGTCAGATGGAGTAGCGCTTGCCAAAATTGCAAAAAAGAGTGATAATATAGATCTAATGAGAAAAGCTAATTTTATAAAAAATATGATGAAGAAAGAAGAAGGTGGAGCTGGTAAAGAAGGAACAAATGAACTACTTAAAAAATTAAAGAAGGATACACCTGGTGAAAACTTATAAACAATTTATCAATCAAATAAACGAAGGAGTAAAAGCTATTCATGCTTTTGATATTGATGATACTACGTTTAAAAGTCCTAAGTTAAGAGTTCATGTAAATGATCATACTGGTAAAAGAATTAAATCATTAGATACTCATCAGTTTGCTAGTCATTCAAGTAAAAAATTACCTAAAGGTCATAATTATGATTTTTCTGAATTTAAATCTGCAGAAAAATTTAAACAACATGCTAAACCGATTCATAAAATGGTTAATCATTTGAAAAAAGTATCTTCAGAAAGAAGTAACAAAGTTATATTTAACACTGCAAGATCAGATTTTGATGATAAGAAAAAATTTGTTAAATCATTAAAGCATCATGGAGTTGATGCTCATAAGGTTCATGTTGTTAGAGCAGGAAACATAAAACAAAATATTGCTCCAGCAAAAAAGAAAGCAATTATTACTCATGGTTATATTAAATCACATAAACCAAAAGAGGTTCATATGTATGATGATGACCATAATAATTTACATCATTTTAAAAAACTAAAAGACCATCATCCTAATGTTACTTTTTATTCACATCATGTAAAGAGTGATGGATCATATAGAACAGAAAAGGTATAAAATGAAATTTAAAGAACTTAAAGCAGAGTTAATAGATAAGCATTGTGAATGTAATGACTTATATGAAGACTTAGTTATAACTGAAGCAGAGTATCAAGGTAAGAAAGTTAAACTAAACGATCCTATAAGAACAAGTGAAAATCCAAAAAAGAAATTTAAAGTTTATGTAAAAAATGATCAAGGAAAAGTTGTTGTAGTTAGATTTGGTGATCCAAACTTGTCAATCAAGAGAGATGATCCTGATAGAAGGAGATCTTTTAGAGCAAGACATAATTGTGACAATCCTGGTCCAAAAACTAAACCTAGATATTGGTCATGTTTTCAGTGGAGAGCAGGTGCAAAAGTAGATAACTAATGAAATTAAATTTATCTACTAATACATTTAATAAAAGACCTAATATCACTGTTCCATTAAGTGATGAGATTGTTATGAGATCTGAAATGGAATTTTTTGATAAAGATGGATATGAACTTAATGAATTAGAAAGATTATATTATGCTTGTAATGGTGCTAACTTAAGTGAGAAACATTTAAACCATACAGCCAATCACGAAACATGGTTTTATGATGAATATAACAGTCAAGAATTTTGTGTTCTTGATCATAGTTATATTGCTAATAGATGGTCATATGAAGGAGAAGTAAGAGCACAGTTGGAACATTTAAGTTATTATAAACCAACATTGAAAAAATTATTATCAATAGAACCTAAATGGGGTATTGATTTTAGTTTAGATTTTATTAATAAGGATTATGTGATGGAAGTATTTCACATTGAACAAGATTTTTTTAATTTAAATGAAGCAATAGAAACAAAAGAAAAAGCTGAAGAACTTATTTTAAAAACTGATTGGGAAGATGTAGCTTTAGAAATGTATAAGAGAAAAGATGAATGGGAACATTTACCATCTGACGACCATTCTGATTGGAAAGCACATTATGTTGGATGGAATAGAGCATTCGATAATAAAAAAGTATTTGTAGGAGTAAAAAATGTCAAAAAGTTTAGTAGATACAATTAAAGGTTTGTATGAAAGAAAAATAGAAGTTTCTGAACCTGAAGAAAAAAAATTAAAAAAGATTGTAAAGTCTTTAGACAAATCAGTTAAAGCACATGGTGATCAAGCTAAGTCAATAGAGAAATCAATTATTGATAAACCAACTGTTAGTGAAGCAGGACATGCTGATGTTAAGTCAGCAAAGAATCAAGTAAAGATTGCTATGAGTGCTTTACAAAAAATGGATACTGAATTAAACAAATTAAATGATGAAGATGCACTTCCTACATGGTGGACTAACAAAGTAGCCATTGCAGTAGACAAGTTAGATGGTATGGCTGATTATCTCGACACACAAGTTGAAAACAAAGAAGTAAATGAACTTTCAAAAGATACACTTAGAAATTATGTAAAAAAAGCTTCAGATGCACAGAAGCATAAAGGACTTCCAATTGATAAAGTAGATAAAAGATATTCTGGGGTACATAAAGCTGATAAAAAAATTAATAAAGATGAAGGTTTTGGTCCTAGATCAAGAGGTAGAAAAGTTGGTTTTTATCCAAAACCAAAACCAGTAATGCCTAAAGTAAATGAGATAAGTACAGATACTAAAAAGATGTATGTTCATAAAGCTACAAAAGATATAGCAGATAAAGGTATTGATTTAGGTTTAAAATTATCAAAAGATAATCCACCATCTTCTAAATCAGCTATGGATAAGATTATGAAAAGAAGAAAAGGTATTACTAAAGCCGTCAAAAGCATGACTAAAAATGAACGTAAATTAACTGAACCTGAATTGAAAGGTAGAGAAAAAGTAGCTAAAGATCTACCAGATGCTGAGTTTAAGAAGAGATATGGTGATAATTGGATGGCAGTAAAGATGGGAACAGCAACAAACATTGCAAAGAAAAAATATTAAAATTATAAATAGATGGAATAAAGAATAATAGGAGTAAAAATGAATAAATTTGGTTTACCAGATAGTCTTTTAGATGCAGTTAAGTCTGTCGTAGAAAAAATGGATCCAGTGGATAAAAATGCACTTGGAAAAACTTTTGACAAAAGAAAAGATAAAGATATAGACAATGATGGTGATGTAGATGATTCTGACAAGTACTTGCACAGAAGAAGAAAAGCTATTAAAAAAGCATCAATGAAGGAAACTCAGAAAGATAAAGTTATTCTTAATCCTAAAGATGATGAGAAGAGTAATGAAGTAAAAGAAAGTGCTAATGTAAAAGCTGTTAAAGAACTTAGCAAAGCTACCAAAGGATCATATGTACAAAAAGCTACTTCAGATCTTTTTAAACAAGGTTCTGCCATGTCTACAGCTGTTAGTAAAGGGGATTCAGCTGCTGCAGACAAAGCAACTAAGAAAGCAACTAAAAGAGCAACCAATATTCAAAATCTCGTACATAAAGGATTATATAAGAAAGAAGAGAAACTTGATGAGTTATCTCCAGAGACTTTAAAAAGATATAAAGACGCAGTAGATAAGAAACATACTGTTAAAGGCGTAACCAGAATCGGTCCTACAGGTCAAGTACAGAAATATAAAGATGCAAACCAAATGCATAAGCGTGATACTGGAGTTGCTCGTGCAATCGATAGACTTAAAAAAGAAGATGTCCAAAGAGATGCTGACTTTAGAATGGTAAAAGTAAGATTACCAGACGGAAAAAGAGTTTTCAGAAAAGTAAGAAAGTCAATGAAAGTTGGTGGAGTTAAAGGACAAGATAACTTACACAAAGCATTCTATGATGAAAAAGAACCTAAGTCTGAAAATACAAAAGTTAAATCAGGTTTAGAGAATCCTCATAATTGTGCAACTCATGTTTATAGTGAACAATGGGGTGAGGGAAGAACTATAAACACAATGCATGCTGATCCAGATGCTTTTGGAAATATCATGTGGTATGATGTAATGTTTGAGCACGGTATTGAAAAAGAAGTACTTACAAAAGATTTGAAAATAGTTAAAGAAAGAATGCACGGACACAAATTAAACAAAAAGGAGAAAAAATAATGTCACAATGGGGAGCAAACGACGCAATCGTATTACCTGCAGTTACAGTAGACCTTGACGGTGTTACTGTCGATAGAGCATCAGGAAGTTTAGACTTTACTGGTGATGAAGTAAATGTAGGTGATGTAATTCAAATAGCAAATGTTGGTGGTACAGCAGTAATCAATAGTATTGCTAGTGCAACATCATTAAGATTAGTTTCTAATACTTCACTAGGTAAAAAATCAGTTGAAGGAAAGAAAATATTCAGATTATCAACAATGCCTAAAGATGCAGTGGTTACATTTGGTACTGCTTCTAACACTGTTTTTGGTGTAGATACAACAGAGCAAACTGTTGATGTTACTGCACAACAATCTGCTGAAAATAATAGAGAAATATCAAACACAGCTGCTCATGCAGGTTGGGTTAAAGTTGGTGATATCTATACTGATTCAAATAGTAATGTTAGAAGAAAAAATGAAACATTAGTTGCTATGTCATCAATTACCGGTGATGCTACTGATGATACTACATTACCAGATAGTTAATGGCTAAATCTAAAACTAAATTTATGAGTGTCGTTTGGGAGCCTACAAATCCTCCCAAACGAACATCTCAAGGTGGTAAGAGACCTAAGATGGCTTCCATGAATAAAAGTAAGAAAAGGCAATATAAAAAATATAGAGGACAAGGAAGATAATGGCAGATAGAAAAATTACAGAACTTAGTGCATTAACAAGTGCTGATAACAAAGATTTATTGTATATTGTTGATGATCCTCTAGGTACACCTGTATCAAAAAAAGTTACATTAAAAAATTTATTTAATTCAGTTCCAGCAAATACAACTTTTGCTGAAAAAATGACTGTATCAGGTAACACTACCTTGAATGGTAGTAATACTGTTATTAGTTCAAACTTAAATGTTACCTCAGCTAAAGGTCCAAGAATAAATTCAGGTGTTATTACTCTTGGTGCTAATACAGTTGTATCAAGTAATAATCCAACTACTGTGCTTGGCTCAGGTGGAATGTTAGGAAGTATATTTTGGGATTCTAATTACTTATATGTTGCTACTTCAAATACAGTTATTAAAAGGGTTGCATTGTCAGCATTTTCTTAATATATAATAAATAAAAATAAAAAAATGTAAATGTGATTGATAAACTGACTGATAGCAATTTTGATATCTATGCCGCTCAAAATTATGATAATCCAAATTGTGTAGATATTTTAGAGTTTCAAGATGATTTGAGTAGAATAAAATATATCAAAAGACTTTTCAAAAGATATAGAGAAACTAATGATCTTAAAGAAAGATTGATTTTAAATCATTTAGTAACATTCTATAATGTGTTTAAAGTAGAGGCTGCTACTATTATGCTTATTCATAGATTAAACATGCATTTAGATGTCCTTAAGCCATTTTTAGTATTTCTTAAATATTGGCCAGAAAATCAAAAGATAAATATAGATGATTATGTAGTTGATTGTAATTCAATTACGTTAGATTCATTAGTAGTTAAAAAATTAAGGAATTTTTAAATGGCAGCTATAGATTTATATGTCTTATATCGATTAGTAAAATTAATAGGTACACCTTTTGAAGATACAAAAGCATTTGAATTAGGTTTACTCGATAAAGACGGAAAAAGATTAAAGAAAGCAACTACTCCAGAAGAAAAGAAAGCAATGACCTATCTTGATAGATTTGTTTTCAATATAAAAAGATTACTTGCTAAAGTTGGTATTAAAGGTAAAATGGCTTCTTATGCTGCTTCAGCATATCTAATGAAAGAAGCAAATGAAAACAATCCTATTCCTTCAGATGAAGAAATAATTGAAGGTATTAATAAAGAAATTAAATCACTAAACGAAAATTCATTTAAATCATTTTATGATCTCTATAATGAAATGATGACTACAGGTGCATCTGTTGCCGGAACCGGTGATGATCCTGTACACTGGGTAGATAGAAAAAAAAGAGGTCGTAAGAAGAGAAACGGTAGAGCAATAGATGCAGTTTCGTTTATTAAAAGAATGAGAAGAAATAGTCAATTATGATACTTGAAAAAACTGAGATTCACAAAATTGTAAAAATGTCAATGGTTGCATCAATAACTTATCTTGATGGTAAACCAGCAAAACCAAAATTTAAAGAGATAGGTTATAAAGTAGTAAATTTTTATGACATAGATGGTGCTCAAGGTTACATTTTAAAAGATGCGGATAACAATACTGTATTTTCTTTTAGAGGAACAGAACCAAGAGAGTTTAGTGATATCAAAGCTGATATCTATGTTTCTAAAAATCATAACCTACCTTACACAAGAGGAAAAGTACATAGAGGTTTTCAAAAGGAATTAGATAAACTTTGGCCTCATCTTTTAGAATATCTAAAAGAAAATCAACCTAATAATATTACAATAACTGGCCATTCACTTGGTGCTGCTATTGCTACTTTATTTGCTTCAAGAATTTTAGATTATAATCCTGTACTTTATACTTTTGGATCACCAAGAGTTGGTACAGTTCAATTTGTTAATCACCTATGTGATAAGTATCTAACTCATTATAGAGTACAAAATAATAATGATATTGTTTGTACTGTTCCTCCAACATGGTTATTTTATAAACATCATGGACAGAATGTTTATATGAACACTTGGGGACGTATAAGGAATCTTACACCTTGGCAAAAATTAAAAGATAAATGGAGAGGTAGAATTGCTGCTTTAAGAAAAGGTCAAGTGTTTGATGGTTTAAGAGATCATAGTATGGTTAAGTATGTTAAGTACTTAACTCAAAATACATAATGTATTTTTGGATCCTTAAATCAATAGCTGGTGGTCTTTTAGGATCAGCTTCATCTAAATGGTTTGGAAGTACTCGTTTAGGACAATGGTGTTTTCTCAAATTTGAATCATTAATGAATTGGGCTAAAGATAGATATGGAATCAATCTTTTAGACAAAGAAGATATAGAATGGAAAACAACATTTCCAAAAATGGCTAAATCGTTTGAAGACTTACAAAAAAGAGTTAATGACTTGGAGAAAAAAAATGGGAATGACAAAAACAAGCGAAGCACTAGAAAGACTGTCAAAAAATAACTTACAAGCATTTGAAATATTGAAGCATGCATGGACACAAGCATTTTCAGGTAATTATGATAATGCAACAATATCTTCAGTATTGAAAGAGGATGTTATAAAATCTATGAAAACAGATGACACATCAGAAGATATAGATTTTGTAATAAGTAGTATAAAGAAAGTAGTAGCAATACAATAACTAATAGGAGTAAATTATGATCGTAAGTGAAGCAGAAAGAGCAATAGTACTAGTAGAAGAAATTAATATTTTAAGAAGTAGATTGCAACCAACAGATACTGGTCATCTGCATACAACTATAAATGTTTTAGAACAAAGAGTAAAAGAAATCAAGGAGAAATTGACAAAATGAAAATATTATGTATATTATATGACGACCCTAAAAATGGAATGCCTAAAAGTTATCCACTTTCAGATATTCCAAAATTAGAAAAATATCCTGATGGCATGGAACTACCTACACCTAAAGGTAGAGATTTTAAACCAGGTGAATTGTTAGGTTGTGTATCAGGTGAATTAGGATTAAGAAAGTTTTTAGAATCAGAAGGCCATGAACTTGTAGTAACTTCAAGTAAAGATGGTGAAGGCTGTGAAGCAGATAAACATATCGTTGATGCTGATGTAGTAATATCACAACCTTTCTTTCCTTATTATCTTACAAGACAAAAAATTGAAAAAGCAAAAAATCTTAAAATGGCTATAACAGCAGGTATAGGTTCAGACCATGTAGACTTACAAGCTGCTTTAGACCATAAGATAGATGTTGTAGAAGTAACTTATTGTAATTCGAGATCAGTTGCAGAACATATTGTTATGATGATTATTTCTATGGTTAGAGATTATCATAACCAACATAAAATTGTTAATGAAGGTGGTTGGAATATTGCTGATGCAGTACAAAGAAGTTATGATGTAGAAGGTATGCATATTGGTACAGTAGCAGCAGGTAGAATTGGACTTGATGCTTTAAGAAAAATGAAACCATTTGATGTACATCTACATTACTTTGATAGACATAGATTACCTGAATCAGTTGAGAAAGAATTGAATCTTACTTTCCATGAGTCAGTTGAATCAATGGTTAAAGTATGTGATGTTGTAACAATCAATTGTCCATTACATCCTGAGACAGAAAATTTATTTGATGCAGAGATGATAAGTAAAATGAAAAAAGGTGCTTATATTGTTAACACTGCAAGAGGTAAAATTTGTGATAAACAAGCCATAGCTGATGCATTAGAAAGTGGACAGTTATCTGGTTATGCTGGAGATGTTTGGTTTCCGCAACCAGCACCAAATGATCATGTATGGAGATCTATGCCAAATCATGGTATGACACCACACACTTCAGGAACATCTTTATCAGCACAAACAAGATATTCTGATGGTGTAAGAGAGATACTAGAATGTTTCTTTGATGGAAGACCAATTAGAGATCAGTACTTAATTGTTAAAAATGGTGAACTTGCAGGTATGGGTGCTCATAGTTATAGTAAAGGTACTGCAACAGGTGGATCAGAAGAAGCAGAAAAATATAAAAAATAATGAAGGAGAAATAGAAAATGATGATATCTAAAAATTTTTCATTACATGAGTTGATCAAATCTGAAACAGCTTTAAGGAAAGGATTGGATAATGAACCAGGAGAAAAAGAAATCAAAAACCTTACGCTCCTTGCTGACAATGTACTTCAAAAAGTTAGAGACGAATTCGGACCAACCAAAGTCAATTCTGGATTTAGACATCCAGATGTTAATTCAGCTGTCGGTGGATCGAAAACATCCGATCACTGTAAAGGAATGGCAGCAGATATTGAAGTTCCAGGAGTACCTAATGCTGATCTGGCACAGTGGATTGTTGATAATTGCGAGTTTCGTCAGGTTATTTTAGAGTTTTATACACCAGGAATTCCAGACTCTGGATGGGTTCATGTATCATATAATATAGATGATAATAAAAAACAAATCTTAACTGCCATGAGAGAAAATGGTAGAACAGTTTATAAGACAGGTTTAGTCATATAAATAGATAAAAGTAATAACAATAACAACAAGGACTTTCAATGAGTAGTAAACAAGAATGGGTTAAATCAAGATGGAGACCTGCAATGGGTTGGACTTATATGTGTGTTAACATCTTTGATTTTGTAGTAGCACCTATTCTTTGGAGTTTAGTGCAAGTTTATGGAAACGGTCAAGTGACCTCACAATGGCAGCCCCTCACTTTACAGGGTGCTGGTTTTTTTCATATAGCTATGGGGGCTGTACTGGGAATTTCAGCTTTTGGTAGAACTATGGAAAAGAAAGCCGGTAACGAAGGAAAGTAAATGGAAACTGTAGATACAAATGCGAGGATAGCCGTGTTAGAAAATGATGTTAAGATACTTGTAGAAGTATTGAAAGAAATTAAATCTGATCAAAAAGAACAACATAATCTTATGATGGAAAAAATTGAAGATCTTGAAAAGAAAATGAATACAATTGAAAGATGGAGATGGATGATCATAGGTGGTGCTGCTGTTCTTGGATACTTGATAGCCCATATGCAATTGTGGGGTTGATTCCAACTCAAAAGTAATCTATAATATATTTTTTGTTATGGGATTGTTATGTCCGTTTGGATTGATTCAAAATATATTGGTCTTATATCTGCAAGACTAGAAAAGTTTAAACTAAAAGATCACAACCCTTACACCGCTAATTTTAGATGTCCGTTTTGTGGAGATTCAAAAAAGAATAAACACAAAGCTAGAGGATATGTCTTTACTAAAAATGTAAACATATTTTACAAATGTCATAATTGTGGTGTAAGTTGTAGTTGTGGTAATTTAGTTAAGCAAGTTGATCCAGTCTTATATAAACAATATGTCCTAGATTCTTATAAAGAAACAAATAAGAATAATAGAAGAAGAATTCCAACACAACCAAAATTTAAACAACCTGTTTTCAAAAAGAAGAGTTTGTTGGATAATATATGCTCTCCTGTAGAAAATACTTTAGCAGAAAAATATTTACTTAGTAGAAAGATTCCAAAAGAAAAATGGAAACAATTATACTTTGTTGATAACATATCTAAGTTAGAACAACTTTCTGAAAAGTATAAAGATAGACTTATAGGAGAAGAACCAAGATTAGTTATTCCTTTCTATAACAAAGATAATAAACTTATCGGAGTTACTTGTAGAGGATTAGCTAATGAGAGATTACGATATGTTACCATTAGATTATATGATGATGAACCTATGATCTATAATCTTAATAATATCGATTATAATAAAACAATATATGTAACAGAAGGTCCAATTGATAGTATGTTTTTAGATAATTCAGTAGCTGTAGGCAATAGTGATTTGAAGAACATAGAACGACTATTACCTAAAGAGAACACTGTTTTAATATTTGATAATCAGCCTAGAAACAAAGAACTTGTGAACTTAATGAGCAACTCTGTAAAGCAAAATTACACAATGGTTATATGGCCTAATGATATTGAAAAAAAAGATATCAATGACATGATTTTAGATGATTTAGCAGTTAAAAATATTATAAGTAATAACACGTTCTCAGGTCTTGAACTGAATTTACAATTTACTACTTGGAAAAAAATATGAATGCTAAATTAATTTCCTTTTCGCAGCCAGATAATCCGTTTCGAAATACAAGTTATATTGAAATGAATAAACTGATTGCTGACTTAGATGAATCACCAACTGACTTGATTGCGTATTGTGCTAGGGTTTCTAATCCATCTAATCAAAATAATAAAGA